GCTGAGAAGTCAGCCCACCTTGGCGTAGCGGTGGTTACAATCGGTTCGGTACCGGCGTTGGTAATCAGGCGAACACTGAACTCGTCATTGTCAAAGTCATGTACCTTATTCAGTACATCGAATGTCGCTTCGTTAAACGTTACCCAGTCATTTCTTGCCATGATTCCTCCTAGATCCCTACACCGTGGCGGCAGAGTCCGAAGAAGCAGACTGTGACATCATCATCCAGCGTAATCACAAACCGATACGATGCGAAGGGTCGGTCCATCGCGGTTGGCGGATCGAAGAACCCCGCATCGTTATTGGCGCCGGAAGCCAGGGCCACGAACTCCTCGTAGGCATCTGCCGGATCCACGCCTCGCCGGCCGTAGGCGTCCGCAGGGCTCACCTGGACGTCGATCTTGACGTTAGCCACGTCCGGGTAACTCAAGAAGAACTGGCACCCGTTGAGGTCTTCTGCGTTGTACCACTCGGTAGTGATTGGGCTATCTGCGACCAGAACCGGCTCGCCCTTATAGAACCAATGCGTGACGTTATGAAAAGCGCCCATAGTGCCTCCCTAAAAAGCGGCGGGGGGCTTGGAGGAAAGGAGACTCCTCACCCCCCGCCTTCGTGAGTTAGGAGCCCGGACGCCCCACAAAGTCGAGATAGTCGATCACGCCTGTCATCAGCCGCATGTGGTTGAAGACGGAGCGTGTGCGATTGCGACGGCCAAATTCCCACTTGGCCGAGAGGTTCTTGCGGATACGGAAGACGAGGTTCTGCTTGGCGTTCTTGCCGAGCATGAAGTTATCATCCGTGTCCTCGAGCTCGATGCAATAGACAACCTTGATGTTCTTCTTTGCCAACGAGTTAACGTTCTTTGAGGAGACGTACTCCGTGCCGGTTGCGGAACCGCCGGTAGCCACTGTCCCATCGAACTCATACTGTTGGTTCAGAATCCTGGTGATGTCTCGTGCATGGCTGTCGTGGAGAACGATCGACTCCGGCGTACCGCGTTTCCTCAGTCCATTGTGGGTGTACTGGTCAATGCGGAGCTTGTCGATCATGTCCCAAATATTCGAGAACGACACTGAGCCGGCGGCCAGCTTGTTGTCGTAGACCTCGCCGGTCCCGTACAACGGGTGATCGTCAGCGCAGAGCGCCTTCGAGTCGTACATGACCTGGCCGGTGGCGGCCGAGAACGCACGGTTGAAGACCGAGGCCGCATAGAGGCACCGGGCCTGAGAGAAGCTCTGACCCATGCTCGTACCGAGCTTGTTGAGGAACTGCTTCTCGGTGATGTGCCGCATGTCCTCGAGCAGTTTGTCGTCGATATCGGAGCCGAGCGCGATTTCCACATCGGATAGCGTCCACTCCCCGATCTCTTTCATTGCCTCGGTCTGGATGTCCTCACCGAACTTGCGCTCGTGAGGCAGTCCGAAGCCGCTCCAGAGGTAGCCCCGAATTTCCTGGTCGCCGGGGCCGAGTTTTGCCTTGTCTCCGAACACCTGGCCGTAGTCCCAGGTATTAGAGATGGCTTCGTCAAACATGGGCTTCTCATACTCGATCAGAGAAGTCGTGCGAGTCCACTGGGAGGTTGTCATTACCATCATTTACCTCCCTAAATTCCGACGTGCTGTGATAGCACGGTGTCAACGAGGCGGAAAAGTCCGCGGTAGACGGTATCCCCGGCTATTTCCTCTTTCAAGGTGCCCTGGGGTGCGATGAAGATGAGGGCGTCCGCGATGCCGGTAACGGCAGATTTATCGAAATCCGCGTACCACTCGCCCGCGACCGCAACGAGACCGTACTTGGTTCCTGGGATGAATGTTGAGGCGTCGGTAACAACCGCGCCACTCACATCCCATGTATCGAGTTGGATAATATCGCCGGGAAACAGCGGGGTAGCAACAGCGTCTTCGCCTGTCGTGCCCGATGCGTCGGCCTGTGCCAGTCCTAAGAGTACGGAGTCTGCGTTATCCAGAATCCGCATCTCGCCAGAAGCGTCGAGGGCGAGAAAATCACCGGCTTCCCACGATTGGGAAGCGTCTTCGAGCCCGTGATAGGACTGACGGCGCCAGGTTGAAACAATAACCGGCTTTACTGCCGCCATTGGGAGCCTCCTAGTTTTTTATTCGACCGCGCTCCCTTCTGAATTTTGACTTTTGCCCTCAATCGGATTCAACGGCAGCTTTCTGAAGGTCTCAGTGACCTCAAGAGGACCTGTGGCTTCGCCGGCAACGGAATTCGGTTGCCTGTGCTTCATTGCGTGCTCAAGTCTCTTATCCTTTGCTGCTTGTTGCCTCTTGGCAAGCTCCGTTGTTTTCACACAAACTATGTGTCGTTCAACCGTTCCCCTTCCATACCATGCTACAGCACCCTCGTAGTTTTTCAGGCCAGCTTCGTGCTGGAGCTGCGAGCTCCACGTATCACCGAGCATGTGGACCTGGAGGACCTTGTAGCCTTTCGCCCCCTGCGAGCGCGGGTCTTTCTCGAGGAAGAACCCCACCTCCCAGGTACGCGGGTCGTCTGGATCGCCGCCGTAGTTTTTGTTCAAGAACGTCTGGATGATCCCCTCGAGGCGGGTTGTTTCGACGCTGGTGGAGGCGTACTCCGCATTGAACTTGTCGAACTCGTAGGGGTCAAGAACCCCCTGGTTCCGGTCCGCGCTGGCGCCTGGATCGATTTTCTGGTCCTTGAGTGCCTGCGGGATGGAGGTTTTCTTCTGATCTCGGATCTTTTGCAGGGCGTCCTTTTGGGTGCCCGTGGTGGTTTCTTTAGCCATGTCACTCCCCCCTTAGTGCTTGGGCGGCCTTGAGTTGCTCTGGAGTGTACGTCACGCCGTCAGCCTTGGCCGCTGCAAGCGCGTCACGGTCCTCCTGGCCCAATCCATCGGTTGCGGGAGGGGACGCGGCCTGGGGCCCCTGTGGAGACGCTCCAGGGCGCATTGTAGGTGCAGAGATTTCGACCTCCCCTTTCGCCATGTGCAGGACCCTGGCGAGGAATTTCTGGTTATTGACGATGTCATCGAGTCTCGCGGTGTCGCCTTCTCGGTCGGCAACCTCCATCGCTCGAGTGACACACGCATTGATGGTGTCCTCGACGTGGCGCTGGATCTCGGGGCTGTTGCGGAACTCCTCATCCCGGTTAAGGATGCTGTCTTTCGCGTAGAAGCCGTCCACGGCGGCCTCACACGCCTTCGCGGAGTGCTGGACCTGGGCGGAGATGCGGGCGTACTCCGCGTCGTTGGCCGCTTGACCGCGGCGGCTTTGCTCCTCGATGGTTTTATGGAGCGGCGCGGTCTCGTTGTAGATCTTCCAGTCGTAGTGGGCTTGGAGCTTCTGAGCGGCCTTGCCTGGCTCCAGCTCCCACTCTTCCTGGGTCGGAAGATCGACCTTGGGCGGTGCGGCCGGGGCCGTTGGTGGGGCCGCTGCCGGATAGCCGTCATTCGGCGGCCCTGGCGGGTGATGTGTTACCGGCGGAGGCTGCTGGAACGTCCCCTTGATGCTATCCGGCATGGCAATAGGTTCATGCTCAACCGGAGCGACGGCGGGGTCCGAAGGGGGCGGCGTGGTCGCATCGCCAGTCGGCACCGGCTCATCTGGCGGAGTGACTGGTTCCACCGCCGGGGTTGGGGTAGGGCTGGCGGGTGCGGGAGCTGAGTCGCCGCCACCCCCTCCGGGCTCCGCCTCGAACTGATACGCTGTTTTAAGCCACTTAAAATCCATGAGTTACTCCTCCTTCTCTACTTTCGGCGGCTTTTCGAGAGCCATTGCGAGATAACCATCCTGGGTTCTACCCTGTGCGGCGAGGGTTGCAAGCTCTGCGGGATTTCTCCCTAGCTGGAGCATTGCATCCTGGGTGGCATATTTATCGGCTGCGAACATATCTATCATCGCTCCCCATTCAGGCTGACGCTTGAGGTGGTTGATCTCCGTCTGGTTCCATTCCGGCAGGTGGGACGTCGGAGACCTGTCCTCCAATGTCCACGAGTTGTGATTCATCGTCGATGACTCTTGCTTGGAGCTGTTGGATGATGTTCGTGAGTTGGGCGATGGTTTGCGCCATAGCCTCGCCAGCCATTTTGGAACCCTCGATGTCGAGCTCATTCTTAACCTCCTGCATATCGAACTCCGCGAGGAATTCGTTGAGGACGAGATCATACACATCAAGGAAGTTTCCGGCGAGGGCAGCAAGTGGCCCGCCCTCAACAGCCACCGATCCCATCTCCGCCGCACCGTTGAAGATTTCCGGTAGCTTGTCGACCATTGCCAGGATCTCTTGTTTCTTGATCGCCTTGGACATGGTTTGCGAGTTGACCTTGGTCTCGATGATGATTTGGTCTTTCCAGTATCCCGGCGGGAACTCGATGGTCATGGCCTTCATCATCTCGCCAAGCTCCTCGTCCTGGGCGTCGATGAAGATTTGCATGGACTGGGGATTGAACTGGCGGTAGCGCGAGTATTGCATCTGGACGATGCGGGCGAGGAACTCCCGGTAGCGGGTCATCATCTCGAACAGGGGTTGCATGGCCCGCTCGAGGATGGCGCTGGTTCCGGTCGCGGTCGGCCGTTCCGCGAGCTCCTGGCCGAAGAAGGCCGGCGGGATAGAGGCGGCATCGTGCATGTGCTTGACGATGCGCTCGAGCAGGTTGAGGAGGAAGCCAACATCGCCGGAGGCCAGGCGGACCTCCATGATCCCTTTGCGGAGATCGTCGATCATCGCATCCTCAACTTCGGCCAGGCCGGGGCCGAGTTCCCCGTTATCGAGGAAGTTGGAGAGTTTGAGGCGCTTGAGGGCGATGAGGAGCGGGTTGATCGCTCGCACGCCAGCGTCGAGGAGGATGTTCATAATCGCCACGTATGCGCGGTGGAGCTGATCCAGCACGGAGCAGAGCGATTTGCCGTCCATTGAGGCGAGGGTTGGGTGCCAGGCGAAGGTTGAGTACGGGCGGGGGAAGTCCTGGTAGAAGGGGCCATGCGCTGCCAGCCACGTTTTCTGTTTCAGGTCGAGGATGATGACGACCTCTTCGCCGTCGTAGACGGTGTAGGTCTCCATGAGGGAGACCTCCGAGAGTTCGGTCTTGTTCGCCTTGGGCTCAATCCCGTGGGCAGCATGGATCTCTTCCTTGGCGAGTTCGGCATCGGCATCCTCGCGGGCCTCACCGATCGACATAGGATCCAGGTCTTTGCGGTAGTAGTCCTTGTCCTGTTCGATCTTGATTTTCCCCGGCGTACTCTCGAACCGCTCACAGAACCACCTTGCCTCATCGACCGATGCGGAGGGGATGGGGTGATAGATCCGGCGGGTATCGACAACGTAGGGGAAGCACCCCTCGTCCTCGATAATGGTTTTGGTTTGTTCAACGTCCTCGCCCATCTCATCGACATCCCAGTACCGGATTTTTCGCTCACGGAAGGACCAGGCGGTTTTGACGACGGACTTGGTGAAGATTTGGGCGCCGCGGATCGAGTCGTTAACGACGGCCTCGTATTTCGAGCGATCGGCCATCCAGTCGATGAGGACATCGTGCGCGGAGGCCATTTCGGTAAATCCAGGCCGGCCCTTGCCGACGAAGATTTGATCCTGGGCGAACACTGGGTTGGAGATGTTCGACCCGGCGTGCCTGCAAATCTCGAACGTGATGGTGAAATCGAGTTGCGCGTCTTTGTCGCCGCGGGCCTTGGGATCTCCGGTGGCCCAGTAGTTTTCCTCGCAGGACGTCCATTCCGGCTCGAGGGTGTCCTTGCGGTTCTCCACCACCTCGTCGATCTCGTCACAGAGGGCGACAACGAAGGCATCGAACGCCTCATCTTCTCCGAGCTTCTTGACTAAGTGGGTTATTTCGTAGGTTTGCGGGGGTTTCCGTGTGGCTTGAGTCATCGTCTACCCCCACCTCTCACCAGTCCATAACGGACGGGCATCGGATGAACATTGGTTCCGTATTCGTCATCGCTCTCATCTCGAATAT